AGCTGATAATACAGTAACTTGGACAGGAAGTAGTGGATCAGGAACTTCTACAGAAGAATGGAACGCACCAGCACCATTTGGAACAAACAATACACTAACGGTAAGTTAATATGACAACATTAAAAGATATAAAAGGCGATCAAATTAGATACTTGGATGAAGATCCAGTTGTACAGGGTTTAGCTGGTGGAACTTGGGCATCAGGAGGAAATATTAATAATTCTCGAGGAGAAGGTACAGGTGCAGGAACTTTAACTGCTGGAATAATTATGGGAGGTAGATTAGCTCCTCCTGCAGGTGCAACAAGAGTAGCTTATACAGAAACTTATGATGGAACTTCTTGGACAGAAGTAGCTGATTTAAATGAAGGAAAAAGAGATTTAAGTGCAGCAACACAAGGAACAACTACTGCATCTTTAGTTTTTGGTGGAGATTTAAATTCGGGCACACCTACATTTGTAGCAAACACAGAATCTTGGAATGGTTCAGCGTGGACTGAAGTAAATAATTTAACTATTACAAAAGAAAATGGAGCTGGTGCAGGAACTCAAACAGCAGCTTTATCTTTTGGCGGTGATACAGATCCTGAACCTACTTATACAAATAACGTACAGTCTTGGAATGGAACAAGTTGGACAGATACTACTTCTATGAATACTACAAGAAATCAACTTGGAGGAACAGGTACACAAACTGACGCTTTAGCTTATGCAGGATATACTGGAACAGCTTATACAAATGTAACAGAGGTTTGGAATGGTTCTACTTGGACTGAAGTAAGTGATTTAAATACTACAAGAGGACAATTAGGAAGTGCTGGATTATATAATGCAGCAATGGCATTAGGAGGTTACACAGGAACTGCCATTACTGGAAATGTTGAAATTTACGATGGCACTTCTTGGACAGAAGTAGCTGATATGGCAACAAGTGTTTCTAATGCATCTGGAGGAGGTTCAACTTCAGCAGCGTTTAAAGCAGCTGGGTTTACTGGACCTACTGCTTCAACAGCAAATTCAGAAGAATGGACAACAGCTCCAACAAATTCATTAGCTTTACAAGAAGGTATGATGTGGTTCAATTCTACTTCACAGACTTTAAAAGGCTATGGGGCAGCTGCTGGAATACCAGCAGGTACTTGGGCTAGTGGTGGAAATTTACCAACTACTATTTACCAAAATGCTTCATCAGGAGCTAGTGTAACATCTGCTTTAAACTTTGGTGGAGCAAATGCAACTCCATCTCCTACTTCTCAAATTGCCCTTACTCAAACTTATGATGGTACTGCTTGGACAGAAGTAAATGATTTGACTACGGGAAGAAGACTTTTACAAGGATCAGGAACTCAAACTTCTAGTTTAGCTTATGGAGGTTTTACTACTCCAACAAGTTATTTAGCAAATACAGAAAGTTGGGATGGTACTTCTTGGACTGAAGTTAATGATTTAAATAATGCAGCAGGTGAAGGTCAAGGTTTTGGTTTTTCTGGTACTTCTGCTGTTATGGCTGGAGCTAATCCAAGTGGTCGTTCACCAAGTGCTGAACAATGGGATGGTTCATCTTGGACATCTGTAGCAAGTCAAAATACATTTAGAACTAGATATGGGGCAGCAGGAGCAGCAACAGATGGTATAATTTCTTTTGGTGAAGAACCTGGTGGAAATAGTAATGCTGCAGAAACTTGGAACGGAACAAGTTGGACAACAGTTGCAAATGGTAATACAGCAAGACATATTTTAGGTGCATCAGGAGCAAGCTCTACTTCAGCTTTATCATTCGGTGGAAATCCATTTACTGCAATTACAGAATTTTATAATGGAACAAGTTGGACAGAATTAAATGATATGTCAACAGCCAGACTTGTATATACAGGATCTGGTCATTCAGCTGGAAGTTCTTTAGCAGTAGGTGGTTATGAACCATCTAGTACTATAAGTAATAAGACAGAAGAATTTGTAGCAACTGCAGCCGTTACAACATTTACTACTTCTTAACACTTGACTTATTCTTTAAAAAAGATATAAGTCTAAATATATATGTCGAAAGAAAAACGAAACATAGCTACAAAGCTAGAAACAGAATCTAAGTATTTAACTAACATTCTAGACAAAGAGGATGTTAAGGAATTTAAAAAATTAATTCCTGAACTACAAGATACTTGGCACAAAAAACAAATGTTCAGAACTGAAACTGAGATGAGATTCTCTGTTTTATCTGATAATAAATATCCAACTAGAGCTGCTAAATATTGGCAATCAGTTAGAGAACAAAATACTCACTTTGAGAATTTAGTACATTTATCATTTGATGCTAGGAAGAATGAAGTTGAAATTAAAAAATTAGAACGAGACATTAAAAACGAAAAAGATGAATTAGAAGTAGAACTAAAGCAAATAGAACTAGAAGAAAAATTATATGCTAAAGCTCAAATGGAATTAGTTGCAAAACACAGAATGAGAGAAGTAGCAACTTGGTCTAAACTTAAGAAAGAATTTGATGATAATTCATTTGATAAACAAGATGTTAATGCGCATCAAGCACATTCTTATATGTTAAGATTACAACATCAAAAAAATACAATTACTCCTGGTACATCACAACCAGAAGTATTTAACGTACTAGGTCAATTAGAAACTTTGGAAAGAGTTATAAGAGACAAAGAACTAGCACCACCGAAAGACAAGAAAAAATTATCTAAGTAACTATGAAATTCGACTTTGTATATTTAGGCCAGACGGTACTAAAGTATGAAGTACCTCTTGAAATTTTTGTAGGTTTAAATGAAATCTATGAAAAACAAAAGAAACAATTACCCAAAGCCAATAAACAATTAGTAGGTAAGATTGAAGATGAAGTATCTTTATTTTATTCTGGACCTAATAATGACAAGATGCATCAACATTGTTTTGTGCCACAAGACATACTTCAATGGTTTGATTCTGTATTTAATCATTATTTATCTTGGAATAAAATTGGACCTAATCAAAGATCAATCAACTCTATTTGGGTTAATGAAATGAAAGCTAATGAATATAATCCTGTACATATTCATCAAGGTAAACTTTATACAGGTTTATCTTCTGTAATGGTTTTAAAATTACCTAAAGATACAGGCATAGAATATTCAGCAGAATCAAAACCAATGAATGGTAGATTACAAATCATAGGTTCAGCTAATGGACAATTTTCTAAAACTGATTATTCACCTAATATGAAATTAGGTGACTTTTATGTTTTTCCTTATGATATGAGACATTGTGTTTATCCATTTAATTCTACGAAAGAAACAAGAAGAACATTAGTTTGTAATGTAGACGTAGATTATAATCCAGTTGCAAGTAGAACGGGACAAGGACAGTTTGAATGATACCAAGAATGCCTAGATGGCAATCTTATGTTGCCACAACTACACAACCAATATTTACTCCTGAACAATGTAAGATGATCATTGATGCAGGTCATACTGAAGCACCTGAACAAGCTAAAGTTGGTGGTGGAGAGCAAGGTCAATATGATACTAAGAAACGAGTGACAACCATATCTTGGATACCTTTTGCAAAGTTACCGCAGATGTATAAAGTCATTGAGAATCAATTATCCATCGTTAATTTAAATCACTTTATGTTTGATGGTGTAACCTTAACTGAACCTGCACAATTTACAGAATATCCAAAAGGTGGATTCTATGATTGGCATATGGATTTAAATGCCTTTGGTCAAAATGGACAGAATCCAATACGAAAGATTTCTATGACTTGTTTATTATCTGATCCCAATGAATTTAAAGGTGGTGATTTATTATTTTCTGAAATGGGAGATCAAAAACCAGTACCATTAAAACAAGGTCAAGCCATATTCTTTGCATCTTTCTTAAGACATAAAGTTGCACCTGTAACAAAGGGAATTAGAAGATCTTTAGTTATGTGGTTTGGAGGACCTCCGTTTAAATGAACCGAGAAATATTATTTCCAACACCAGTTTATTTTAAAGATTTACCTAACGCCAAGGAACTTAATAAATACTTATATAAAGAAATTAAAGCTTGGTACAAAGCTGATCCAAAGGGTGAGACTAAAACTAATTCAGGATTTGGTTGGCATAGTAAAACCAATATGAATGAATTAAAACAATTTGAACCTTTAACTAAAGAATTGTTTATGATGGCTGAAGCTTGTAATCTTGATTATGGTGTTCAACCTAAATTAGGATTAGGTAATATGTGGGCTAACATTAATCCAACTTATTCTTATAATAAAACACATACGCATCCTAATTCATTATGGTCAGGTGTTTATTATGTTAAAGTACCTAAGAACTCAGGTAAGTTATTCATAGAAGATCCAAGACCAGGGCCAAATACTTATATGCCTAGAAGATTAGATGGTATACCAAAGCAATTATGGAGAGTCGTAGCATATGAAGCTGTAGAAGGAAGATTAGTCTTTTTTCCATCTTGGCTACCACACGGAGTTGACATTAATATGAACACTGATAAAGGTGAAAAGAATTGGAGAATATCCGTATCATTTAATTTCATACAAGTATGAGTTTTGCTAAGAACAAATATCAAGTTATTAAAGGAGCTATATCAAAAGAACTAGCTGACTTTGGTTATAAGTATCTACAAATATCTGCAGAAGCAGATTGGTGGATGTTAAATAATGGAGTTACACACGAAAAAAATTCATTGATTGGAAACTTTAAGGATCCGCAAGTACCTAATTCATATGCAAAATATGCAGATAGATTTATGGAAACTTTATTAGTTAGTACCATCGATGTAATGAAAAAGAAAACAGGTTTAGAACTTATACCTACTTATTCATATACAAGACTTTATAGAAAAGGAAATATCTTAAGAAGACATAAAGATAGACCTAGTTGTGAAATATCAACTACACTTAATTTAGGTGGAGACCCTTGGCCAATATACATTGATCCAACAGGAGAGAATAATGTTATTGATGAATACAAATCCATAGTTAAACCAGGTGCACATATTGGTGTAGAGGTTAATTTAAAACCTGGTGATATGCTTATCTATTCAGGTTGTGAATTAGAGCATTGGAGAAAACCATTTGAAGGTAATCTTTGTGGTCAAGTATTCTTGCACTATAATCACGCAAATGGAAGGTTTGCAAAGACCAATTTGTATGATAAAAGACCTCTTTTAGGTATACCTAAAACTCGTTGATTAACAACGCAATCTACTATAATCTATATTTTAGGATAACTCTATGTTACAAAAAGTTAATTTTTTACCAGGATTTAATAAGCAGTTAACGGCATCACAAGCTGAAGGTCAATGGATTGATGGCGATAATGTAAGATTTAGATATAATACACCTGAAAAAATAGGTGGTTGGTTACAGTTAGGTGAGAATGAAATTACAGGTGCAGCAAGAGCCATGCACCATATTGTTAATAGAGCAGGTACTAAATTCTCTATTATTGGAACTAACAGAATTTTATATGTTTATACAGGTGGTGTCTTTTATGACATTCACCCTATTAAATCTACAAACACTTTAACTAATGCCTTTACAACCGTTAATGGTTCGGCATCAGTTACTATTACATTTTCAACAGCTCATAATATTAATGCCAAAGACATTGTCTATTTAGATAACTTTACAACAATTACAGGTTCAAATTATACGGCTGCAGATTTTGATGATAAGAAGTTTATGGTAACTTCAGTTCCAACTTCTACAACTATAACTATTACTATGCCAACAGCTGAAACTGGCGCAGGTGCAACAGCATCTGGAGGTATTAGAGTTCAGCATTATTGGCCAGTGGGCCCTGCTCAACAATTACCAGGCTTTGGTTATGGTTTAGGTCAATACGGTGGAACGGTATCAGGAGAAGCTGTAACAACTTTAAATGGTAATATTGATGCTATAACAACAACCATTGTCTTGACAGACGCATCTCAATTTCCATCATCAGGTACAAGTTACGTACAAATAGGATCAGAAGAAATATCTTACACAGGTAAATCTGGTAATACTTTAACAGGAGTTACTAGAGGAGTTAGAAATACAACAGCAGCTTCTCACACATCAGGTGATTCAGTTACTAATTCATCAGATTATATTGCTTGGGGTGAAGCAGCTAGTGGTGACTTTGTAGTTGATCCTGGGTTATGGTCTATTGATAACTTTGGAGATAACGTAATAGCTTTAATTCATAATAGTTCTTGTTTTGAATGGAATTCAAATGCAGTTAATGAAGTACAAAATAGAGCAACGGTTATTGCTGGTGCGCCAACAGCATCAAGAGAAATGTTAGTATCTACACCAGATAGACACTTAGTATTCTTTGGAACTGAAACAACTATTGGTGATCCAACAACTCAGGATGATATGTTTATTAGATTCTCTAATCAAGAAGACATTAATACATATGATCCAACAGCTGTTAACACAGCAGGTACACAAAGGTTATCTGACGGATCAAGAATTGTAGGAGCAGTTAGAGGTCGTAACGCTATTTATGTTTGGACGGATACAGCTTTATTTACAATGCGTTTTGTAGGTGCTCCATTTACATTTGCCTTTGAACAAGTTGGAACTAACTGTGGTTTGATTGGTGAATCTGCGGCCATTGAAGTAGATGGTGCAGCTTATTGGATGTCTGATAACGGTTTCTTTAGATATGCAGGTAATCTTGAATCTATGGTTTGTTTAGTTGAAGACTATGTATTTGATGATTTAAATACAACAGCTAATCAATTAATTACAGCTGGATTAAATAATCTATTTGGAGAAATTACTTGGTTCTATTGTACAGCTGGATCAACAATTATTAACAGATGCGTAACTTATAATTATTCTGAATCATCACCACAAAGACCTGTTTGGACTACAGGATCATTAGCTAGAACAACTTGGGTAGACTCTGCTGTATTTGGTAAACCTCATGGCACAGCTTATGATAGCACTGGAACTTCTTACGATGTAATTGGTAATACAGATGGTTCAACAGTTTACTATCAACACGAAACAGGAACAGATCAAGTTAGAGCTGGTGCAACAACAGCAGTAGCTTCTAATATTCAATCTGGGGACTTTGATATTTCTGCACAAGAAGGATTAGCAGGATCAGGTGAATACATGATGAAGATTAGAAGATTCATTCCTGACTTTTTATCACAAACAGGTAATACACAAATAACATTAAACTTAAGAGACTATCCAAATCAATCACAAGCAAGTTCAGCTTTAGGACCTTTTACGATTAGTTCTTCAACAACTAAAGTAGACACAAGAGCAAGAGCTAGATTAGTTGCTTTAAAAGTTGCTAATACAAGCACTTCTCAGGATTGGAAATTAGGTGGATTTAGGTTAGATATACAACCAGACGGAAGAAGATAATGGCAAAAATTGTACAGACATTAACTAGACCTAGTAAAATTTATGATCAAAGAGTTGCTGATGCACAGGTTAGAGATTTAGACGCCTTGATTCAAAAACTAAATTCTACATTTCAACAAGATTTAAAAGAAGAACTAGAGAGAAAAGAACTCTTTATGAATAGGTATTAATATGAGTTGTAACAACGTAAATTCAGAAACACAAAATGTAATTATAACTCCTGGCGGAACAGGTACAGATGCCTTTGGTAGACAGAGAGTATCTGAACCATTAACTATATTTGATTCTAAAAATACAATGTCAAAGAACAATCTCTTTGATGAATCATTAACTGGATCAGGTACAGTTACATATACAGCTAATAAGTCTACAGTTAATTTAAATGTAACTACAGCATCAGGTGATAAAGTTATAAGACAATCAAAAAGAGTAATGTCTTATCAACCAGGTAAATCATTATTAAATTTAAATACATTTGTTATGGCAGCAGATGATGCAAACTTAAGACAAAGAATTGGTATGTTTGATGCTAACAATGGAATCTTTTTTGAAAAAGAAGGATCTACTTTAAATATAGTAAGACGTACTTATACATCAGGAGCTTCAGTAGATACTGAAGTTGCACAATCATCTTGGAACGGTGATAAAT